TGGGCACGCCTAGGACGTTCGGTTTGACGGGCAACGGGGCGACAGGCAGTGTTGGAAGTGTGGTGGCTGTTTACTGGAAATTAATTGATGACAAACAGTCAACAGTTTGGCAGAATATAAATACTTCGTAAGGAACGAACATGGCAGCAACGACGACTCTATTGGGCTTAGTCACCCCCACACAGGGTACGCTCTCAGGTACATGGGGCGACACAGTCAACTACGGTATTTCTGATTACCTTGATATTGCTATTGCAGGCACACTATCTTTTACAGGTGATAGCCCTGTTACTCTGGCAAACACTACGGGTAGCTCGTCAGGAAATGCAATAACTTCTACCACAGCCCAGTACGCATGTATCAGAGTTACAGCTACAACAGCGGCTACAAAAGTAATTACAGGCCCAAGCTACAGCAAAACTTATCTTGTTGATAACGCTTCTTCGTTTGCAATCACGTTTAAAGCAGCCGGTCAGACAGGTGTTTCTATTGCTGCCGGTGAAAAAGCAATTGTTTTTTACAACAGTGCGGCTTCTAATGCAGACTACGTCAAAGTAGCTAGTAGCACGGGTACAGGTACAGTGACAAGCGCAAGCGTAGTGACGGCTAACGGCTTTGCAGGCACGGTTGCAACTGCAACAACAACACCTGCTATTACGCTTACAACATCCATTACAGGTGTTTTAAAAGGTAACGGCTCAGCAATCTCCGCCGCTACTGCGGGTACTGATTACGTCACGCCAACGGGTACAGAGACTTTAACCAACAAAACTATTGCTTACGGAAGTAACACGCTTACTGATGTAGTAGGGGTTACAGCAACACAGACGCTCACCAACAAGACTTTAACAAGCCCAGTACTAACAACTCCTCAGTTAGGTACACCATCACAAGGTGTATTAAGTTCTTGCACCGTTGATGGCACAAACAAAGTTGGCTATCTCAACATTCCGCAATCAGGCTCTGCCAAGACAACTTCATACACCCTTGTTGTAGGTGATGTGGGTGAGTACATCTTGCTTGGCGCAAGCGGTGCGATTGTGATCCCTGATGCTACGTTCGCGGCTGGTGACGTTGTCACCATCTTTAACAATACCGCCAGCACAGCCACAATTACTTGCTCAATTACTACGGCGTACATTGCAGGCACATTCACTGACAAAGCCACGATGACCTTGGCGGCGGCAGGTGTAGCAACTGCTTTGTTTATCACCAGCACTCTCGTTGTCGTTTCAGGAAATGTGACCTAATATGAGTTCAACACAACAACTACTACTGGGCGAAGGCGCAGGCGGCGGCATACCCAACTTCATTGAAGAAGTGTTTTCTACGTTTCTTTACACAGGCAATAGCTCTACACAGACCATTACCAATGGCATTGACTTGTCTACTAAGGGTGGGTTGGTTTGGACAAAGAGTAGGTCAGTAGGTACCGATCATGCTTTAGTAGATACAGTCAGAGGTTCAAGTCAAGTTTTGCACAGCGAATCAACTGCGGCCCAAGTAACTTATGCTGACATAACATCTTTTAATTCAACTGGATACAGTCTTGATAGCTTAAGCGGTTGGTTTAACACATCTCCACGCACTTACGTTTCATGGACATTCCGCAAGCAACCAAAGTTTTTTGATATTGTGACTTACACGGGGAATGGGACAACAAGAACAGTCTCGCATAATTTAGACTCAGTACCCGGATGCATTATTGTAAAAAGAACGGCATCTTCTGGTGGGTGGTATGTTTACCATCGTTCTCTTGCGGCAAACAATTCAATGGAACTGCAATCAACAAGTGCGACTGGTGTTACATATAATTTTGCAAGCGTTACTAGCACATCATTTAATGTAACTTCAGCCTCCGATACAAACGAAAATAACCAAGCATATGTTGCCTACGTTTTCGCCCATGACGCAGGTGGCTTTGGCGCAACGGGTTCAGACAATGTGATTTCGTGTGGGTCGTTTACGACTGATGGTTCTGGAAATGCAACTATTAGTTTAGGGTATGAGCCACAGTGGGTTATGTATAAATGCTCAAGTAACGCGGGTAATGATTGGGAAATGAACGACACAATGCGGGGTTTATCTTTAAGTACTTGGCGAGTACTTTGGGCAAATCTTTCAAACGCAGAAGCTGACTACGATTCGTACATTGCATCCCAAGGAATTACTCCAAATTCAACAGGCTTTTCTCTTAAATCAGCGGGGGGCAACAGAACATTTATCTACATAGCCATTCGCAGAGGCCCGATGAAAGTGCCTACTTTGGGAACAACAGTTTTCAGCCCTGTTGCACGTTCAGGTACAGGTACTACAGCGTCTACCATAACCGCAGGGTTTGCTCCTGATTTACATATAGTGGAACAGAGACAAGCAGGAGGAAACGGCACGTTTTGGCGAAACAAATTTGTTGGTATGTTGTTGTATAACCAAACCACATCAAATAGAGAAGAGTTTATTCCTGCGGCAGATTTTACAGAAACTTTTAGCAATACGGGAGTTAGCATACCTACAGGCTCTAACTCTAATAAGTTTAATTACAATGGATACGACTACGTCAATTGGATGTTTGGACGTGCACCATCTGTGTTTGATATTGTCTGCTATACAGGAACGGGAGCAAATACAACATTTACACACAATCTTGGTGTAATCCCTGAGTTAATATTTGTGAAACGCAGAGACGCATCAGCGGCATGGGATAGTTATTCTTCCGCACTTGCAAATACTGCATATATTGTTTTAGATTCAACTGCGGCCCAAGCTACTGGTGCAACAAGATGGAATAGCACAACACCAACATCTTCTGTTTTTAGTGTAGGTACAAGCACCACAACAAACGCCAGTGCGGGAACATATATTGCCTACCTATTTGCCACTTGTGCAGGTGTTTCTAAAGTAGGTTCATACACAGGCACAGGGGCATTACAAACTGTAAACTGTGGTTTTACAACAAGCGCTAGGTTTGTGCTTATTAAACGCACGGACAGCACAGGTAATTGGTGGGTATACGATTCAGCCCGTGGTATTACAGCAGGTAATGACCCGTACTTGTTTTTAAACGCACTAGATACTGAAGTCACAAATACAAACTACGTTGACACTGACACTACAGGTTTTAAAGTTACAGCCGCCGCACCAGCGGAACTAAACGCAAACGGTGGAACATACATCTTCTTGGCATTCGCATAAGGAAAAATCATGCAAATACGAATTCGCGCAACAGGTCAAGTGCTTCTCCAGCACGAGTGGGAAAAGTGGGTCGCCCAGACTTACGCCAAATCTTTGAGTGGTATCACTGAAGAGGCTGTAAATCGCTTTGAATCCGACATTGTGTTTGAAGGCCCACAAGCATCAGGCGGTACTGTCTACCAATACAGCCAACGTGATGGCGTAGAACAACTTGAGGGCAAGTGGTACACAAAGTACATCCTTGGCCCTGTGTTCACAGGCGATACAGCGGCGGCAGATGAGGCCGAATACAAAGCTATGAAAGACGCAGAGCAAGCCGCAAGCGTACGTGCATCACGCACCCAGATGCTCAATGACTGCGACTGGACACAGATTGCTGACAGCACTGCTGATAAGACAGCATGGGCTACATACCGCCAAGCATTGCGTGACATTACAAGCCAAGCAGGTTTTCCTTGGACAATCACTTGGCCTAACGACCCTAACTGGGTTGCTCCCGCAGTCTAATCATGCGGGACTGGGCTGAAGCATTAATTGCGGCGGCCTGTATAGCGGCCTTCGTCATTTTTGGCACGTACATGATTGCATGGAGTTGGTCGTGATGTATGAAGTGGCTGTTGGTGATCTTTATGCTAGTGCCGCAAACGTCTAGTCAAAAAAAGAAAGATGAATACCGCTGTGTGCGCTGGGCTTGGACAGGAGATGTCTATAACCGAAAAGTAGTATGCCTTGAGTGGCAAAAGGTTGAACGGAAATGATTGATCCTCTGACAGCCCTAGCAGGTTTGACAAGCGCCATATCGCTTGTTAAGAAAGCGGCAAAGGTGGCAAACGACCTAGGTGGCCTAGGCGTGATGGTTGCGCGTATGTTTGACGCTAAGAGCGTTGCGACCAAAGCGATGGTTGATGCAAAGCGGTCAGGCAATAAGTCTAACTTTGCGCTGGCGATGCAAATA